TAATTGGTTTTATCCTAAATCAGGATCTGATCAGATTGATCGATGTGTGACTTATAATTATTCTGAAAACTGTTGGACAACATCATCATTAGATAGAACAACATATCAAGATCAAAGTGTATTTGATAATCCATACGCCACAGATTACGATGATACGCTAACACCAGTATTTCCTGACATATTAGGAATTACAAATAAATATGGTGCTAGTATTTATTATGAACATGAGCAAGGAACAGACCAGGTTAATAGCACAGCAACAACAGCCATACCTGCATTTATTAGATCAGGTGATTGGGACATAACTTCAAGAAGAAGTGCTCTGGGTCAAGCAACGGGTGTAGTAGATTATAAAGGAGATGGTGAGTTTTTTATGGCTGTTAGACGATTTATACCTGATTTTAAATACCAAACCGGCAATGCTAAAGTAACATTATTAGTTAGTGCATATCCAGACGATGTGGCTGTAAGTTCTCCACTTGGACCCTTTACAGTTACGTCAACAACTGATAAGGTAGATACACGTGCAAGAGGAAGACTTGTATCTGTCAAGATAGAAAATGATGGTACAGGTGAAACCTGGAGATATGGTACGTTAAGATTAGATGCTCAACCAGATGGAAGAAGGTAGTAATGATATTTATAGGTGCTGATGGAAAAATGAAAGAACAATTCATCGATACAGATGGATCACTAAAAGTTAGGGATGTAATAAGTTCTGATGTAGAATTTACACCTTTTTCAGATCAACAAGGTATTGTAAATACTGATTTAATAAAACAACTAATTGAAAGAAATCAACCATCTAGAAGTGTTTTTGATACTCCTACATTTTTAGCTAAGCAACAAGAAGCTGACTTTAGAGATCTTGATAGAAGTGCACAACGTGTTAAAGAAGCTGACTTTGCAAGTGGTGCAATGGGCATTGCAGAATTAGAACCTTCTCTTCAAGGTCTTGGTTATGACGTGGGTGCTACAGGTGTAGTAACAGAAGATGACGATGACGTTACACAGAAAGCAGGTTTTTTAAAAGGTATAGAAAATTATATGGATAGGGGTGGAATAATAGGTAATCTTATTAACACTATATTTAGACCAAAACAATCTGATTTTTACAGACCTGCAACTATGGGTATTTTAGGTTTTACACCTCAACAATTAAATAGAATGAATGCATTAGGTGGTTTTTATTCTGAACCTGCAAGAGAACAACGTAGAGCTGAGAAGAGATTAGCTAATTTAATTAAGAGAAAAGCTGAAGGTAAATCTTTTTCACAGAAAAATTTAGATATGTTAAGATCAGCTTTATCAGGGGCACCTAGTCAAGCACAATTTGCAACCGAAAAAAGAGCATCTAGAAGTCCAAAGGTAGGAGTTAGTGGGTTTACATCTAGAGATGATATAAGAGACTCTAGAAGAGGCTTTTATGGCTAAAGTAACAAACTATATACCTGAACCAAAACCAGAATACGATGTAGAAAATCAAAGACAGATACTCGAGTCTTTAACCACACTACAAAATCAATTAAACTTTTCTTTTCAACAAGACTTAAAAAACGAACAGGACGCGTTTAATTACTTTTTATCATGAGTATAAATTATCAAAACCAAGGTTTTAAACAAACTGGTACGGGTAAAACTACTGTTCTTACTTGCCCTACAGATGGAACGATTATAGTTAAAAGTATTTATTGTGCTAACAATGATGCGTCATCAGCAATTCTAGTAAACATGAATTTTGTAGACTCATCAGATTCTAGCACTGAATATGAATTTTTTAGAGATGACGTAGCAGCTAAGACACAAGTAAATGCTACACCTGAAGGCTTGAATTTAGAAGCAGGAGATGCTATAACTGTGCAAGCAGCTACAGGTAGTGGTAAGATACAAGGCCTGATAAGTTATGCTTTAATAGATAGAAGGAATGAAAACGGATAATTTACCAAAGATAGATTGTACGACTATAGTAACATATAGAAATACAAAAACTGGCGAAACATATAAAGAGAAGAAAGAAGGACCTGATATTGTACAAGACGTTACTGTACAGGTAACTAATAAAGGTTTAGAAGTCTTCCAGAAAGTGATGAATGATAATAAGAAACCAAAACCCTAAAGGCGGAACAGAATTACAATTCGAATATTTAGAAAAATATGTCGATAAAAATTTATTAGATCAAGTACAGATTTGTACTTCGGTACCAGAAAAAATACCTTTGCATCCAACTAAACCGAACATACTTTGGCAAAAAAATTCTTACGATCAACCTAACTTAGCTCCCTGGTTTCAAAACCCTGCTAATCATAATAAATACGACTGGTATGTTTTTAACTCACACTGGACGTATGAAAAGTTTAGATACACTTTTAATATACCAACCAATAGATCTGTGGTTATTAAGAATGGTATTGACAAAATAGAAAAAGCTAAACCGTACGAGAAAGGTAAACCTATAAAGATAATACATCAAAACACACCTTGGCGTGGTTTATCTGTATTGTTAGGTGCAATGCAGTTAGTAAAAAATCCTTTGGTTACTTTAGATGTATATTCATCTACAGAAGTTTACGGTAAACAATTCTACGATCAAAACGATCATGAGTATAAAGAGCTTTACGAACAAGCACATAAGTTACCTAATGTTAATTATCTTGGTTACAGGCCTAATCAATATATAAAAGATAATTTAAAAAATTATCACATGTATGTTTATCCAAGTACTTTTGAAGAAACATTTTGTATATCATTACTTGAATGTATGGCTGCAGGTTTATATTGCATCGTCGATGATTTTGGTGCTTTGTATGAAACAGGTGCAGAGTTTCCAATGTATATACCATACGATTCTAATCACAGAGCGATGGCACAGAAGTTTGGCTTTGGTATAGAACAAGCATCACATACGTTAGATCAAAAACAAATACACGATCATTTAGATTCTCAATCTAGATACGCACATATCTATTACAACTGGAATAAAATAGCTATGCAGTGGACGACATTTTTAAAAGGAGTTATCAGTGCAAAATCCTAACAAACCCATTTGGTTTAATGAAGATACTTATCAAACCATTCAACAATCTAATACACGTACAGAAGTAATAGACTTATCAGACCCACCTGATAGATCACCATATAAGATTATGGTGTGCACTCCTTGTCATAGTGATACTTCAATGCACTACACTCAGGCAGTATTGAAGTTTCAACAAGAGTGTTTTTTAAGAAAAATATTAGTTAGTTTTACTTTGATGAAATCGTCTTTGGTTACACAGGGTAGAAACTTATGTGTAGCTGAAATGTTAAATCATGAGGACGGTTATACACACTTGTTATTTATAGACTCTGATATTGATTTTAATTTTAGCACAATTGAAACTATGTTAAAAGCTGACAAAGATGTTATTGCATGTCCATATCCAATGAAATCATTAGATTGGGATAAGATATTTCAAGAAAAAGATAAAGCTCAAAATGCAGATCAATTGAAAAAACCTGGATATACTTTTCCAATAAAACTAGAGGATCAAAATCATATTGAATCTAAATTAGGTATTGTGGAGGCAACTCACGCTCCAACCGGCTGTATGTTAATTAAAAGAACTGTGTTAGAAGGTATGATAAAACATTACCCTGAACTTAGAATATATCAGCCTACTAATATTAACGGAAAAGAAGTTAAAAAAGAAAATTTTTACAACTTTTTTGACACGATACATGATCCAAGCACCAAGCGTTACTTTGGTGAAGACTTTGGTTTTTGTCAAAGATGGACCGATATGGGCGGTAAAGTTTATCTATATATCATGGATTATATAACTCATATAGGTGAACATCAGTTTTGTGGTAGGTTCTTTGACAATTTAAAACAGGTTGACGATACTAAAAAAATCAAATAAAGTGTGATATTTCAGGATTAGTACGCCTGCCCTTAAACTAAATTTAGACAAAATTATGGCATTAACAGACACTAAAAAAGCAAAAGATTTCATGGCAGGGGCACCCGACATTACATTAAAGGGTGATTTAAGACCTATTCGTAAAGACGAAGAAGAGTTTCCAGATACAAGAGATAATCCTTTAAATCCTTTTGATAAAGATTTAGAGGATGATAAAAAAATGGCCTCTATGGACGAGAACGAAAGAGAGTTCATGAGACTTGTAGAAGAGTTTATGGAAAGAGGTTTTAATCAACAAGAAGCAATTGATGCAGCCAGAGAAGAATTTGATAAAAAAGCTATGGCCTATGGCGGTAGAGCACAATATGGTTTAGGTAGTCTTGTTAAATCAATTAAGAAAACTGCTAAGAAAGTTCTTAAGTCTCCAATAGGTAAAGCTGCATTATTATATACGGTTACAGGTGGTTTAGGTAATTTAGCTGGTGGTAGAGCCTTGTTTAAAAATTTTTTAAGTCCAACAACATTTCTTGGTGGAGCAGGAGACATATTTAAAAAAGGTGCACTTACTAATATTTTAAATTTAAGTGGAGCTGAAAGAGGCACTGGCGCTGCTATGGATGCTCTTAAGATAGGTGGTGCAGGTTCAATAATTACAGGTTTATTAGCTAGTAAAGAAAAACAACCAGGTGAATCAAATTTAGATTTTGAAAAAAGAATAGCACAAGTCAACGATCAACTTGATGTGCAATTTAGAAGATTGTACCCTCAAGGTGGTAACGAAACTGATGAGGAGTATGATATAAGAATAAGTGCTTTAGTTAAAGGAGCTGATGATCAGACAGTTCCTGTAGGAGAAATGGCTGATGGTGGTAGAGTTATGAGAGCTTTTGGTTCTGATGAACTAGTAGAAGAGGCATCAGGCATCGAAGGCCTACCAATAAACATTAATTCTAAAGGTGTTAAAGAATTAGATTTAAGAGAAACAGGTGGATTTATACCGCCAGTTGGTGTAAAAGAAAAAGCAGATGATATCCCAGCGATGTTATCAAACAACGAATTCGTATTCACTGCTGATGCAGTTAGAGCTGCAGGCGGTGGTAGTGTTAACAAAGGTGCTCAGAGAATGTATGATCTCATGAAAAACCTAGAGAGCAAGGTAGTATAATGGCAGTTCAACAAACACAAGTATTACCTGCACCGTTTATTGAAGCGGCAGGTAAAACATATTTAGCAGACTTACAAACAGCTATTGGTAATTTAAAAGGAGCTGACTTAACTAAAACTTTAGGTCCACAATTTGTAGCTCCAACATCAGCTATCACACAAGAAGCTCAAGCATTAAGAGGAGGCCTTGGAGCTTTTGCGCCGTTCTTACAAACAGCAGCTGGACAAGCTGCACAAGCAGGTCAGTTTGTTGGACCACAAGCTTATCAACAATTCATGTCTCCTTTTCAACAAGATGTGATTGATGCAACATTAAAAGAGTTTGACGTACAAGCTGCAAAAGGTTTACCAGCATTAAGAGCACAAGCTATAAGTAGAGGTGCATTTGGTGGTGGAAGAGAAGGTGTCCAGTTAGCAGAGTTTCAACAAGCAAGCGACAGGAACCGAGCAGCATTACAAGCGCAGTTATTACAATCTGGTTTTGGTCAAGCTCAACAAGCTGCAGCTCAAGCTTTTGGTCAACAACAAGCATTAGCTCAACAACAACAAGCATTAGCTAGTCAAGCACCACAATTATTTGGTCAACAAATATCTGCGTTAGGCGCACTAGGAACACAGCAGCAAGCACAAAGACAAGCTGAGTTGGCAGCGCAACAACAATTGTTACAAGCACAACAAAACCAACCACTAAATTTAGCTCAACAACTTGGTTCAGGTGTTACGAGTTTAATAGCTGGATACCCAGCACAATTCCAATCTCAAACTATACCTACACCTTCGCCATTACAAACAGCACTAGGAGCTGGAGCTACATTAGCGGGAGTATACAGAGCATTTAATTAATATGAGTAGAATATTTAAAAGACCTATGTTTAGAAAAGGTGGTACTACCGGTGGTGGTATCATGGACAACGTTGTTGAAAGAGGACAATACGCAGAGAGTAATGCTAAAGATTTTAAAAGTTTATCTATCGAGGATAAAATAAATTTAGTGGAAGGTCTTGGCGGAGGTAAAGACTCAGGGGGTCTTGGAGATCCATTAACACAATTCTTATTACAGATTGGACCACGTCTAGGAACTACAGTAACTGGCGGTGGATTAATTCCAAACATACTAGAAGCCTCAAAAGAACCTGTATCAGATTTAATTAAAGCTCAAAGAGATAGAAGAAAAACAAGACAAGCAATTGGTTTAGAATTTATTAAAGATTTATCTGATGACGATAAAATAGCTTTACAAGAAAAGATAGAATACTTGATGGATACTTTTGATATAAGTAAAGAAGAAGCATTAAACAGAGCATTACCTGAATTTAGAAAAAAGAAAGATCCATCAGAACAAGCTACATTAGATGTCGATGCATCTATTGATAGTATTATTAATTCTACAAAAAACAGATTTAATGTTCCTAAAATAGATAGAATACAAGGTGAGATTCTTTATGATAATTTAAACGAGTTACAAAAATCAAATCCAGACGCGTATAAAACTTTTGTTGGAGCGAAGTCTAGCAGTAAGTATATTTTTGGTAGCTCTGAATATAAACCAGAAACTGGAGAGATTGACGAAAATTCTATATTAATGACAATACCAGATGGTTCCGTTGTATACGATATTGAAAAAGGTACATTTGTTAAAAAACAAGGTAATAAAATTATCGGATTGGAGTAGACCATGGCTGAATCAAGCTGGTACGATTTCCTCATTCCTTCAAAAGAAACAAGAGAAGCAATTATAGAAGGTATTGAAAGAGGTAAAAGAGACGTTGGTATTTTAAAAAGCGAAGGACCTGAAGCTTTAGAATTAAGATATAAAGAACAAGAATTTATAGACTTAGGTCATGATGATGAAACCGCCTCTATACTTGCTAGGCAAGCAATAGAAAACGATCCAAGAATAAGAATAATACCTAAAGACTTTAATTTTATTGGCGATGCAAAAGCATCCACAATAGACACAGAAGAAACAGAAACTGATGAAGTTAAAGATATTAAGAAAGTAGATTCTGTTGGATTAGGTAACAAAGACGATTACGAAGTAGGTCTAGGTCAATCATTAACGGGAGCTGCAGTTAGTGCAGGTATTAAGTTTCCTAAAGGTATAATTAATTTTGCAACATTAATTTACGATGCAGCAACAGCTGACGGCTTAGACGTTGATAAAGGTGTAACAGAAAGATTTAACAGAGCTTTTGATAAAACTATTTTTGGTATAATAGAAAAACAAGCAGAAGAAGACGCAAGAGCTACTGCTGCTGGTCACTTAACAGAAGCATTCTTACAAATATTTAATGCAGCTAAAGTTGGTACGAAAGTATTAGGTCCTGGTATTGAATACGCTAGTAGAAAAGCAAGACAATTAGCACCTGCATTAGTTAAAGCTGTTAAGACAAACAGATATGGTAAGTTAGATGACACTGCAACTTCTGTAGCAGCCGCTGCTAAAAAAGCAAAACAACTTAATGTACCTAATCGTTTTGATAAGTTTGCAGCTATATCAATCGGTGGTGGTTTTGGTGGTGGTGCTATCGTCATGAAATCAGAAGATATAGGTACATTTGGAGATCTAAACGCACTAGAATTTTTAGGCACAGGTTTAGATAGAGAACAAAAAAAATCAGCTAACGAAGATGCATTTAGACAGTTAAATAATAAATTTAAATTTAGTGCAGAGTTAGCTTTTCCTATTGTACCGTTTGTTTACGGCACAGCTAAAACAGCTAAACTACTTGCAACAAAAGGTAAAGACCTTGCGTTTAGTAATTCACAAATTGAAAGATGGGTTGACAGATACGTAGGTAAACCATTTAGATCTAGAAGTGATAAGGCTCAAGAATTATTTGATGGTATTCAAAAATTAGAGGGTACAAAAAGTGCAGTCAAAATTACAGCAGACGATGCTGCTAAAAGTTTTGACGATGCATTAAAAAAAATATCTAGAAACAGCACCAAGGCATCTGAAGCTATACAGAATCCACTACAATTATCAGAGTTGTTTTCTAACTTCTTGCTAGCGACTGACGATGTAGTCAAAAAAGGTAGAATAGTATTTCAAGGTTTTTCGAATAAATCTTTAAAAGCTTTTAGAAAAGCCATGGATGAACTAGGGGTTAGCAAACAAAATGTAGATGAGCTAATTAGTAATGGAGTTGATTTTAGAACAGTGGCTGCTTCTCTTAAGAACACAATTGCACAAGGTAAAAATTATAACGTAGCTGTTGATGAATTAAATACAATACTAAATAACAGAGTTAAATATAATTTAGGAGCTGATTATAAAATTTTTGACATGAACATGGGATTGTTTGATGGATTTAAACCTACACTGAGAGCTAAAGAAGACGTGGCTAAAATAATTCAAAGGTATCATATTAACAATGGTGAAAAAGACTTTTCTATGGACGATGCTATGATTGTTGTTAACAATATTTTAAAACGTGTAACTAAAGATAATGTAACCGGAGCACCTGTTTTTCCAATTGGCACAGCTAATATTTTAGATGATGCAGCCGTACAAATAAAAAGCATTAGTGAAAACGTAACTGCAGGTGGTAAGTTTAAAGCTGACAAAGTGGGTGGACTAATACAAACTAAATCAGATGTTGAAGCATTTAATTCTTTATTTGGTAAATATAAAAATGCAAAAAATACTATCTATAATGTCATGACTGACTTAGCTGATATAGTATCAAGAGATAAATTTTATACACAATTATTAGCAGACAGTGACAAACTACTTGCAAGAGGTGAAAGACCTTTGTTTTATAAAACTTACAACGAAGCTTTAAAAGGTTTACCTTATCAAGAAATTATACGTAAACCTTTAAAACTTAGTACTCGATTATCTGATCAAGTATATTCATCACCTTTAGATGGATTGTTTACAAGTAAAGCGTGGGCCGAATCCATAAGAACTGGAGATGAAATTATAGGTAGTGCACTAACAAGATCACTTCCATACAGAGCTATGTTGTTGATACCTAAAGGTATATCACAAGCTGGTAAAACCATTCTTGGTCCTTTTACGCACTTAAGAAACTTTTTTTCTGCCGTGTTTACTACAGTTCATAGTGGTAACATTTTAATACCACCACAAAAACTAGCAGAATTTTTTATGCAAGCTGTAAAGTCTGCACAACCACAGTTACTGTATCGAGCAACAGGAAACCCTAGATTTAGAAACACGCCTCAGGATCAAGGATTGTATCAATTTTTATTAGAAGAAGGTGTAGTAAATCAAAACGTTGTGGCTAGAGATATAGAAGGTTTATTTGGAGATATTACTCTTGCTGGTAAAAGCAATGAAACAGCAGAAGTATTTTTTAACAAACTAGTTAATACAACAACACAAAAATTTAAAAAATTATATAACGTGGCTCAAGATTTATACACAGCTGAAGATGATGTATTTAGAATTACAAACTTTTTAGCAGAAGGATACAAATATAAAGAGGCTTACAAACAAGCTTTAAAAGATGGTATAATTAAAAAACTGCCTACTGATTTAGAAATTATGAAAGAGGCAGCAAAGATAGTTAGAGAAACAGTTCCTAACTATGCGTACGTATCTGATTTTGTAAAAGGTATTAGAAGATCACCACTAGGAAGTTTTGCATCGTTCCCTTCTGAAATTTTTAGAACAGGTGGTAATACAACTATGCTTGCAGTTAAAGAAATGAAAAATCCCATATTAAATGCTATTGGTATGAAAAGATTAACAGGTCAAGCTTTAACTTATGCTTTCTTCCCTCTTGCAGCGATGAGCGCAGGTTCTGCATTGTATGGTTTAGGAAAAGAAAAAATAATAGCTATGAGAGAAATACTTCCAACATGGTCAGAAGATAATACAATCATTGGTGTGTACGAGGATGGTAAATACAAATACATAGATTTCAGTCACGGTTTCTTTTATGACACTATGATTCAACCGGTCAATACTATCGTGGCTAATGTTGAAAAAGCAAAAGCTGCAAATGAAGATGATCCACTTATTACTGGTTTTGCAGAGGGTTTATCAAGAGGTCTGGGTAAAGTATTAGAGCCATTTTTTTCAGAATCTATTTGGGTTGGTGCAGTTACAGATGTAACTCTTAGAAATGGTATTAAAGATAACGGTAGCCCTGTTTGGAATCCAGAAGATAGTTTGATGACTCGATGGTATAAATCCACTAAACACGTTGCATACACGTTATCACCTGGATCATTGCCACAATTACGAAGATTAATTAATGCTATACAAAAAAAATCTCAAAAAGGTATTAACTACGAAATACCAGATGAATTATTAGGATTTGTAGGTTTTAGAAAAGTACCGCTACAATTAGAACAAAATTTAAATTTTAAAATAGCAGACTTTCAAGAGTCTAAAAGAAATGAAGCTAAAAAAATATTTGAAGGTCTAAGAACAGGAGATCCTGTAACAGATCCTAATGCGATTATTAGACAATATTTCGAAGCTAATAAATCTTTTTACGAAGACATGAGTAAATTAAGAAGAGTGTACGATGCAGTTAAAACTTTAGGTATGAGAGACGATAAGATTGAAGAGCTATTTGGTAAAAGAGGTGAGTTGCCTTTATACGGTGATATAGAAAACAATGTTTTTTTCCCGTTACTAATTTCAAGAGGTCAAGTTGCAGGTATTGAAGATTTGGCTAGAGATAAAAAAATACCTAATATATTAAATGAAAGAATATTATCTATCATAGAAAAAATGGAAAACGATATGATTGAATTAAGATTAAATAAAGATTTTGATTTAGATTTAGAAAAGTATTTAATAAAACCAAGACAAACGTCTGAATTATTAATAACACCTGACATACCGAAACAAGTTTCAAGTGCAGTGCCTAATGTAAACGTTATAAACAATAATCAAATGGCGCAACTAAATGAAGGATTGACGAGAACTGAAAATGCTTTATTAACTGAAGAAGAAAAAGCTATGAAACTTAAAGAACGAGGATTAGCATAATGCCAGCAGGGGACAAATTAAAACCAAAGAGCACTAGAGAACACTTATTATCTATATATGGATATATTACAGGTATCAAAAAAGATATGAAACACATGCATGAAGGTATTCACGATTTGGGCGGTAAGATAGATAAGATCTATTGGGTGGTGTTGGGTACTGTTGGGGCAGTATCACTTCTGTTGCTAGAAAAAGTTATAGACAAAGGACTTCTTTAAATCCAAGATTTTAGTTCTTCACCCATCACATCACTTGCAATATTCATTTTAGTACGCAAAGCTTTTTGAATTTTTGTATCTATTGTATCTTCAGCAACTAGATCAATGTAAGTCATAGGTTTAGTTTGACCAATACGATCAATACGGGCCTCTGACTGTAAACGTTTTTCTAAATCATAACCATTAGAATAATAAATCATTGTACTAGCTGCAGTTAAAGTAATTCCAAAACCACCTGTACCAGTCGTACCTACAAAAAATCTACATTCAGGATTTTCTTGAAACTTTTTAATATTTTTTTGTCTATCTTCTGCAGCGGTTGCACCATAATAATCTACGACAGAGTTTTCTCCAAAATGTTTTTTTATTTCTTCTATTATTCTTCGACAATCTTCAACATAATAAGACCAGATTACAGCTTTACCTGAGATTTCCCAAAGTATATCCATCAGCTCTGTCAATCTATTACATGGAAGTTGTTGAGGTTTACCATCATCTGTTGCATGATAACCACAAGATATTTGATGTAGTCTTAATAACTGCACCATCACTGTAGATGTAGAACAAACCTTACCCTCTAATTCTGAGATCGCATACTTTCTCATTTCATTGTAAAGTTTTTTTTGTATACCAGTTAATTCTATCTTACGTGTTAGGAAAGTTTTTTTAGGTAAATCTAAACAGTCATCTTTTAAAACACGTTCACTAAATTTTTTTATTTTTTCTTCTAGCTCTGGTATGTTTCTTTTGTTTGGACCAACTGGTACACTAACAGATCGCGATCCTAAATTCATTGTTTTCATAATGCAATAGTGAGCTCTGTATGCCCAGAAAGAATCAAAACCTAATAGGTAGTTATCTAAAAAAGCTGCTTGACTAAATAAATCTAATGGTGAGTTTGTAATAGGTGAACCTGTTAATATTCTTCTATACTTTGCAAGAGGTTTTAACGTCATGATATTTCTAGTTCTATTTGCTGTAGGAGTTTTGATAGTTGTAGATTCATCAATTGCCATCATTGCTTTGTGACAAGATAAAAAACGTCTAGCAAACTCTGTAGCTTTTGGATATGAAAATGCCTCTACATTCATAACTAAAATATGAAAGTCTGTTCCAGTTGCAAAGAGTGTGTTTAACTCTTTTATTTTTTCCATAGACGTATTAGATGTTTCCCAAAGTACAACTTTCTTTTCGATGTGATCTACCATATGAGTTGGTATCTCACCATCGTGCCAGTTTTTATAAACACCTTTTGGAGCCACTAATAACAGGCCATTTATCTCGCCTTTATCGTAAAGCATCGATGCATTATCGATTAATACTTTAGATTTACCTGTCCCCATTTCCATAAAATAGGCAAAGTATTCTTTATCCCAAGAACGTTCTAACGCTTTTAACTGATGCTCATACGGCTTAGTTTTAAATTTATAATTCATGTTTACTTTTGCTTTCTAATTGTTATATATTACCTGAAAGATAAAAAGTCAATGAGCAAAGTTTATTTAATCCAAGACATACCAGGAACCAGCAAAGGTGAACCTAAATATAATATTGTTGGTGCACAAAAATATGGTGAGATTGTGTCATTACTTCCAGAATTCTCACAAATGATTCATTCGCCAGGACCTTTAGTTATGAAACTTAGAACGCTTCTAAAAAACTATACTGAAGATGATTATCTTTTATTGTCAGGTGATCCTGCAATTATTGGTGTGGTCTGTTCTTTAGTTTCAGATACAACTAATGGTAAATACAAATTGTTAAAGTGGGACCGTCAAGAAAAAACTTATTACCCCATAGAAGTAAATATTTTTCAAAAATAAGTTGACACCAAATTTATTATCACTATATTTCAAATTGCAAAAAGGAATTATTATTAATGATTAAACTAACAAACATATATAAGGAAAGCTATGACTATAGACCTAAGAAAAGATGCACCGAATCAGGTGTCAAACGTCAATCCAGACGAACTCTCAAACGAAATTAATACGCTTCAAGAAATAAAACAAGAAGTAATTAATCAAGAGTTAAAATTAAAAGAACTAAAAGAAAGAGAAAAATATTATTCTAATATTATTATTCCTGATCTAATGAATCAGTTGAATCTTAAAACATTAAAACTAAAAGACGGATCAGAAATATCCGTTAAAGATGTATTTGGTGTCTCAATTATTGCAGCTAAAAAAGAAGAGGCACACGACTGGCTTCGGAAGAATGGACTGGGAGCGATTGTGAAAAATGAAATCACAGTTAAGTTCGGTCTAAACGAAGATAACAAGGCGGAGCAATACGCTTCACTTGCACGAGGACAAGGTTATGAACCCGATCGGAAAATTGCAGTTCATGCCGGAACCCTTAGAACAACTTTGCGGGACTATCATCAAAAAGGTGGTAGCATACCTGCAGAGTTGTTTACAACGTTTGAAGGAAATCAAACTGAAATCAAAACCAAAAACTAAACTACTAAACTAACAAACATTAAGGAGTAAATTATGGATAAAGAAGTAGTAAAAAAGAATAGTGCAGGATCACTTGCCACTATCAATCTCAGAGGCGACGCTGGTAAAGGCGCTGAAGAAATTAAATC